ACTTTCTATGACAGAAACGGTGAACTCGGAAGCAAGCAAATCTGCCTGACCAAGATTAATAACAGTTGGATCGGAAACCGACCCGACTTGGTAGCCCGAAGGTAGAGAACCCATACAATCCAACACTAAATCTTCCAAGTTAGCCAAAGCCGACTTGTTATCCATCATGGCCACAAGGCAAGTGACTTTGTAAGTCACCCGATAATTGCCCCGTTTAACAGGAAGAATTTCAATGTAAGGATTGTCAGGAACCAACACAACAGCTGGAGCCATAACAACCTCAGGAACCCACCAATACACATTCGCAGTAACACCTGTGAACAAGTCAGTGATAGATTCCCGAAGCGCAGCAAAAGACATCAGCCCACCAAGATTTCCATGTACGGGGCCAAGAGCCCTGTAACTTTCGTAGTCAAATTGCGACCCATACGGAACGGTGAAGGCGTAAAGTCAACACCGACAGGAGTGCCACCCGGTGCACGCTCCGACTGAAAAATGTCGATAGCGAGAGCCAGTGCAGCCTTCCGCATAGCAGCAGGTTCAGCAGCGAAAGCCTCAGTCGTGACAATAGGTTCAATGACTGCTTCGGAAGCATCACAGTATTCCTGCAATTGTTCCTCAGTGTAAAGAGCCCCAACACCGAGTGCCGCAGCTAGTTCCTCTGTCGTGACTAAAGCCATGTCAATCCTTAAAGGTGGGGTGGAGGGGCCGCTGGGGTACGACCCCTCCAGTCTGATTAGGTCAGGTTGAAACGGCGAACGCCGCCAGCCTTCAGCACCTTAACAGCAAGGTAACCGTGGAGGCTGAGTTCAACTTCACCAGTGGTCAAAACATTAACGCGCAACTGGGTGGTTGGGGTTTCCCAAATACCAACAGAGTCACGAGCAATCAAGAATGCTGATTCGTCGATGAGACCAGAGGTCGCAATGTTGTGGTCAACCCAGAAGTTCGTGCCATAGACAGAACCGCTGTTAGAAGTAACGGAAGACTGACCCGGTGCATTCTGTGGAGCCAAAGCGTTGAACAGTGGACGATCTGCGGAATCGTTAGCAGAGAGGAGTTCAGTCCACCATGCGCCAGATGCTACAAGTTCAGTTGCGTAATCGCCACCAGTTGCAACATAAGCAGCTGGGCCTTCAGTAGCAACGAATGACTGTAGACCTGCAACGGTACCAGCAGTTGCGGTTGCTGCAGTTCCACCAGCGGTCAAAGCAGCAATAACGGCGGTATCAGTTGCCTTTGCGTATGCCTTCTGCATTTCGCGTAGCAAGAGTGAACCGAAGTCTGGTGCTGAGCGTTCCAACAATTCGAACGATACACGGTTTAGACCCATGAACTTGTTAACATCAACAGTGATGTAATCAGAGGTCATGCCAGTCTCTGAAGGGTTTGCACCTTCATTGGTGTCAGCAACAGTTGGTGCACCAGTCAACCGAGGAATGGTGAAGCTCATACCTGATGCTGGAAGTGCAGAAGCACCGCCACAAGCATCAACCATTGGGCGAGTAGCAAAGGTGTTCACAATGAACTCGTTCATGTGATTTGGCAAGGTTAGACCAGTGTTAGTGCTGGTGCTGTCATCAGCAGCCTGAACCATTACAGAGGCGTTACGGTCACCCATAGCAGCCTTAATAGATGCCTCTAGGTATTGTCCACCGTTCATAGGTGCAACACGAGGCGCAGTGTAGATTGGGGTATTTACAGGAGCAGCAGCCTCAACGACTGGGGCAGCAGCCTCAACCTCAACCTCAACTGCTGGAGTTTCAATGTTCTCCACAGGAGTTTCCTTTTCTTCAGGGGTTTCAACCTCAGCGGATTCCGAGGCTGCAACTTCTGCGATTGACGCTTCATCCAAACCGAAGGCTGGATGTGTCACCACAGAAACTTCAACAAGTTCAGCAGCAGTTACATGCATCACTGAACCTTTGTATTTGTAATCAAGAATTTTGGCGCCGACCGAGAAACCTTCACGCAAACCTTCTTGGGCTTCAACAAGAATGTCGTCACCAGCGTGAGTCTTAGCCACTTTGAAACGGCCGACAATTCCGGCAGGATTAGCCGAAAATTCGAGAGCCTTACCGACCGGTGCAGTGCGGTCATGTTCCCGCAACAGTTTAATGTTGGAGGCTTCAAGGTTCATGATGGAACCAACCTCAAAAACCACTTGTCCTGCAGAAGTATTGCCTGGCTTACCAAACGGCACAATCTGCCCAATGATTTCACGACGGCCAGAATCGGCAGCCGTGATAGATGAACTAAAGGTCAGTTCCATTAGCACCTCTCGGAGATAGGTCGATTTCCTCACGGACTTCATCGACAGTTAAAACACCAGCTACAAGATAGCCAGTCATAACCTGCATTTGTTCCATGCTGGAACCACGCAAGAAATCATCTAGATCATAACGGTAATAGGTGGTTGGGGTGCAGAAATCCTGCATACTCATTCGTTCCTCAATGGGCGTTAAGTATGGGCGCAAAGAGAAATCAATCAGGCTTCTGCGTTCCTGCTCAGTGTTCGAATAAGTAAGCGAAGCGACATCAGCATTTAAGAACCATGCAGGAACATTTGCGGCACGAGCAATCTCGGAAGCATGGAATTGGCGAGCCTCAACAAGCTGCTGGTCTTTAGGATTAAACCCGATAACATCAGCATCAATATCAGTTGGAAGATACCCAGTTGCACGCTCACGGCGGGCAGCCTTCCAGTTATCCAACAAAGAAGTAATCTTCTCCTTGGACATAGGTACGCCTTTATTTTTCAAAACAACCTGAGGAGATGGTTCCTTCGCTGCACGATTTGCAGCTTCCTCCAACTCAATAGCCGTCTGAATAGTGCGACCAGCACGATACAGCAAACCTTGGTCGATACCAGAGAAAGCCTTCAAAGACCCAACCCCAGACTGTGGCACAGGCGAACCGTCAATCAAGTAGCCAGTAATTTCGGTGCCACTTGGGTCGGTCAAAATTTGAACACGCTCAGGAGAAATCCAACGGAAGCGAGTCACACGGCCGTCAGGAGAAACTTCCAACGCCTGAACATAAGCAATACCGTAAAAGAACAACGAATCAACAATCCACGCCATCGTCACCGAACGAGGAGAATCAGGGTCAGGCTGAGTTTGCAAAGGCAACGGATCTAAACGCTGACCGTTATCCCAACGCTGAATTGGAAGCGAACCGATAGTGCCACAAACAATGTTGCGTGCACGAGCAACCGCAGGAACAGACATTGCCTGTTGCCGAGTCACATAAGTAGACTCGATAAGCCCAGTCCAAAAGGAAGGGCTAATCGGTTGCTCAAAAGCAGCATCAACCTGGAGAGAGGCAGGGCTACGCAAATCAGTTAGAAAACCCATACGCTAATTGTCCCACATATCACACACTCTACGCAAACGCAAATTCTTCCGACTCGCCCACCTTGTTAGCCTGATGCACAGCCATGATTGCGGCACACGCAGCAGAGATATTTGCGGCTGAACCATTACGGATAACACGCCAACCACCATCAGCAGCAGACTTCTTAGCACACGCGTTGAAATGCTTCACTAAATCAGGATTCGCATCATGCACAAGCCGACTCGAATTAAGACCGGTCAACATCTCATCACACGCCTGAGCAAATACTGCACCAGTTGAATCAGCCACCTTAAACCCAGCCTGAGCCAACCTTGAACAAATAGAAGCAGCCGACCACTTATCGTAAGCAATAATTGCAGACTCAAACTGTCGCACAATCTGGGCAACATCCGAAGCAATCACCACATCATCCACTGCACCATCTGCCTCCCACGACTGGGCAATAGCAAACTTGATACGACCATCCTCCATATGTTGAGCCCCCACCAAATCTGCACGCCGTCTATCGGGAGTAACATCGATAGACCAAAAGGTCAAAGCACCTGGATCCATTTGCAAATCTGGAAACCCAGCAGCTTCAACTGAGCCATATGTCCAGGGCGATTCAAGTGCCGAAATAAATAAACACAATGCCTCAGTTCGAAATGCTTCAGGCGTATCAGTTTTAGAAGCAGCTTCAATCACATCTTCATCAATCAGATGGCCTATTGCTGGGTTCGCTTGATACCAGCCACGCTTATCAGTAATCGCATAGTTCGGGTCAGCCGACCATTCCATCCACAAAGTCTTAGGGTCATCCGCAGCCAAAGCGTTAGAGCGCATGGAATTAAGCACAGTTGAGTGTGCATCGCCAGCGTTAGAAGTCACCCAAATCTGAGAGTTCTTAACCGCCCTGGTCACTGGGGTAGCGGCACTCCAAGCCTCGCTAGGCACCTCACGAATTTCATCCACCCATAAATTACCAGTCTGACCACGCACAGACTTAGCAGTAGCAGCAGCCACAGACCACTTAGCACCATTCTTCAACTTAATATACTTATCACCATTCACCCGGCTAATCTTCAAAACCTCAGCCTTCAACCACTTATGCCGAGCAATTTGCTCAATAGCCCAATCCAAATGCAACTCCGAGAGCTCAAGTTTCTGAGCCATAGCAATCCACGACTCACCCCACAAAAGCATCCCAGCAAGAATACGGATGCGCATCATGTGCGACTTACCATTCTGACGGGCCACCAAAATACCAACCGACCGAGACACATACTTGCCCTGAGCATCAACCTTCAAACCCTCAGTAATAGCAAACCTCTGCCAAGGAAGAAGCGGCTCACCCAACGCAGCTGCAAACTGGACAACCAAATCACCACGAGACTCAGCCGGTCGACTTCCGGACAACAGTCTTGGACGCTCGTTTCCGTAAACCTTCAAGCGGATTCACCTCCTCCTCAGGCTCAGCCTTACCCACACGACCAGCAACCGTTAATCCAAGAGCCGTCAAAATGCTTTGCAAAGCCTTCGACAAATGCACCATCTGACCCACATCCACACACTGATCTAACTCATCCGCCAAACGATACGCAATAGCCACAGCCCCAGCATCAGCCTCAGTAAGCCAACTAGCAGCCCGTACCGACCCTGCGATTTCTTCCCTAACCATGTAAGCCTGACCCCTCATTGAGAGCCTGAGAGAAGGCTCCCTGTGGCTTTATCCGCCTCATCTGACCCCCAAAGGGAGAGACGATTG